GCTGCTACCACTTGCTTTACACTAATTTTAGGACTTCCTTTCATCTTAATTATTTATTAATGCTTTAAATCTTGTTAAAGGTAACACTTTATATTTACTGTGTTTATAGGGTCTATCCCACATTACCTTTGTATACTCGTCATCAAGTATCGGTACTTTATACAATACTATTTTGTTTTCTTCTTTAGATTTTTTGTGGTCTATACGTACATGAAAAGGTCTTTTGTGAGGAAACCTCTTTAAATACATACTCCCAAGGTTTAAAGGCATTTTAAGGACTTCTTGTTCTTTAGCTATAACATTAATCCATTCTTCTAAAAAAGCTTCTAAAATCGCATAATATTCGCTATACGATAGCATTCTGTCCTTTGTTGTACCACTGACTCTAATTTCTTTTTTAATTGAGTCGTAAATATCTTTTAAAGTAGTATACTTGTTTTTGTATTTTTTACTGTACTCCTGGTTCTTTACTTCCCGCATTTTCGTCTACTTGGTTATTAGCTGATTTTGCATTTGTAGATAACATAACATTAAACTCTAGTTGCAATACGTTTTGAACTAGTAGAGGGATTAATTCTTCTGGAATAGGATATTGAGTAGTTTCATCGCTACTATAAGAAGAAACTGTAGTAGGGTCAGAAAATACTCCATTTATCTCTAGAGAACCGTCACTAACCAAAGACTCACCCTCCCAAACATATAGTTTCCTATCGGAAAGCGTAGAAATCTTACTCCCTCCTTTAAGTATAAACCTAGAGTTGTTCACGAACACTCGGTCATGATTTTGAACTATAGGCAATGGTACGTAAGAAGAATCTACTGAAGAGTCATCTTTGTAAGCAATACTTCTAATAGCTCTATTGTCATTGAATCCTACCAAACCAAGCTCTATACCATTAGAGCTGGGGGTAGTAGAGTGTACTTGAAAAATAGCATTAGAAGCTTTCTTCCCGTTGTCAGTATACTGAATCAATAAATTAGCTCTATGGTAGTTTACCATAAACTTTATCTGTCTCAGTGATACATCTGAATCGTCAGAAGCTACACCTCCTGATACGAGGTTTTTAATGTTGTACGCAATTTCGTTTAGTGTTGCCATAGTTTTTTATTAATAAGAAAGGGCAAAGTAAGTTTCCCTACCTCACCCTTTCTAGAAAGCAGGGAGCAAAAAGCATCGTTATACTCGTCGTTCAGTTATTTCTGCCTGAATCAGTTGGTATCTTGGGTCTCCCAATGTCGCCAAGATTTTACGAGCTGCAATCTGACATACCTCTTCATGGGTAGTCGCATCTAAGTTAGTAAACAATGTTGTATGCTGTAAGTAAGTAAAAACACAAACAGTTGCTGAAGCAAACCCAATAGAGTTTACATTACCACCCTGAAAGTAAATAACAGGGTTAGAAGAATCAGCTTTATTAAAAGGGTCATTTAAGTATGCACTTATATCACCTATCTGAACTACTTTTACATTTACATTAGGAGAGGTTTTTACATAAGCTGATAAAAATCTACCGTATGTGTCATCTCCGTCTAATGTACCTATAGCACTAGCTGTACCATCTACTAAACTTACGTCTTTAGATATAACTAGTTTTTGTAGTTTATCTCTACTATCTTGTGTAGTTTCAAAAGCACCATAATATTGCTGAATGAACTCTTCTGTCGCCATTGCTAGAAAAGCATCTAAGTCTCCGTCGATAAAGAAAGCCGTAGCTTCACTATCTATAATGTTTCTAATCCTAGTTCTAGCAGCAGCTGCATCCATTTTACTTACGCTTTAGCATTCTTTTTATTAGGTAATTTCTCACCTCGAATTTCGTTCTTCAATATAGCTAAAATATCTTTATGTTCTTTTAGCCAAACAAGCACTTGTTCTTCGTTAGTTCCAATAGCTTCTCTACCGTAATAGAAAGTATCATTTTTGTACCCTATTTTCTTAGCATTTAGTGCTTGAATAAAGAACACTCTTAAATCTTTCTCTGGGTCGAAATGAGTTTCCATAAAACCTTCTGCATCTACTTGTGCTAGCTCTATCATTCTTGCTCTCAAAACATCCATATCAGAGTTTAGGTTAAACCGCTTAAGAGTGGCAAACTGTATAACTTCTTTATCAGTCATTTTAGCAGCTTCAATAATTGCTCTTGCTGAATCTAAAGTATTTTTAGTTTTTACCTTTTCTATCGCAGTTAAATCTTTTCTTACCCATCTGCCACCTAAAACATCTGGACAGTTCTTTAAAAAATTATCAATAAGAACATGGGTTTCATTGCTCATGTCAAGTAACACTGATGCGCCTTTAAAGGTTATTTGCTCATCATGACCGTTAATGTCTTTGTACTCAACAATTCTTCCATCTCTACCTTTGTAATTTCCAAAAGTGAACGACGCACACCCCTGTGGGTTTCTGTAGTCGTATTGTACTAATTTCTTTGCTTTCATCTTTTTGCTTTTTGTGATTAAATATAAAAAATAAACACACCCCCGAAGAGGTGTGTCTAAATAAATTTACGCTACTGTAATACCAGCTGCAGTAATAAGGGCTGCATCTACAATCCATCCAGTACCGTCAGATACTAAATTAATGTAGTCACCTTTCTTAAGGCTAGAAGCTACAATAGTTAAAGCTGTTGTACCTACTAAAGAAATTGGTGTTGCACCAGCCGCAGTTAGAATACCATAAAAGATAGTGTTACCAGCTGTTCTAGTTCCGTCAGCGTTTACTGTGTAAGATTTTACAACAGAAGCGTGACCAGAATTATTAGCTGAAGCTACAATCTTGTAGTTTAGTCCAACTTTAGGCATTGGCAATACAATAGTAGAAGCTGCACCACTAGCACCCAAAAGAATTGTAGAACCTGATTCAAAATCAGATAATACTACTTGGTTGCTAACGTAAGCTTTTACTAGTACATTACTTGCTACACGACCCTTATCATGAGTCATGTAGTTTTTGTCTTCTTCCGACTTGAAGAAGCTCTTATTTCCGTCTAATTCTCTTGACATGATTTTTTATTTTAAAAATTAATTACTTATTATAGTACTAAACCTGTTGGCTTAAGAATACCACAAGAAAGCGGGTTACGAACAATGATACCTGATTGAGTTAACCAGTGACATTCAAACTTGTCATCTCCAGAAGCAGACAACATAGAAGCTGAATCGTAAGGGTTAATCATTCCTGGTACATATTTCTTTACCCAGTTACGGTTAGTTCCTTCAGCACCTTTAGCAATCAATTCAATGTTAGCAACACCTTGCTGAACTGACATATCTAAAAATACAAACATACCACTCAAAGTAACAGTTTTAAAACCAGCTCCAGAAAGAACAGAACCATTATCAACAGCAGCAGTAGCAGCTAAGTTCGGGTCATCAAATACTGGACAGTGAACTAAAGTAATTTTGTTACCTAAAGCTTGGTAAGTACTAAAGTTAGCACCAACTTGTACATCTTGACCATACTTATCAACCATTACAGTAGAAGCGTTAGTTCCAGAAGAGAATAACAAATCTTTCATTGCTCTGTGGAATTGAACACGACCTTGAGTACCTGTAAATACAACATACTCATTTCCTGTTGGAGAAGCAGCATTTAAAGATAACTGACCAATGTATTCAGTAATAATTTCTTCAGTTAAATCGCTAGTAGCAGCGTAAGTCAAAGTATTTGAATCTTCAATTTGTGCAAGTAGACCATCACCAATAATTGGCATGTTACCAGCAGCTGAAGAGTCTCCACCAGCAGTAGTAGCAGTGTAGTCAGCTACAGAAGAACGACCAAACCATCGCATAACCTCTAGGTCATACATAAACTGAGCTTCAGTTTGTTGCTCTTTAGTAAAGAACCATAGTCTGTGTCCGTTGTGCTCAACCCATGTAATGTCAGTTAAGTCACGAGCGTCGATAACTAATTTCTTACGAGAAGTAGTCAACCAGTTTTTACGAGTTTCTGGGTAAGCGTAACCTTCACCTACTTCAGCTCCTAAAGAACCTTCACCAAAAGCATTACCAATTACACCAATAACACTAGCCGCAGAAGCAGTAGCTGTAACTACGTTAAGAGCTTTACCAGTAACAGTTTTTACGTTTGTACCATCAACGATAGTTTCAACGTGAACCTGAAGACCTGAAGCTAAACGTACGATGTCGTTTTCGTTAATCAAACAAGGAATAGCAGTAGTATCAGTTACTGAAAAAGAAATTGAATTTCCAAAAACAGAATCAGTAGTTAAATCAGCCGCTAATTGTTGCTGACCTCTGTAACGATTCATTGACTTCCACTCAAAAGAGTTGTCACCTAATACTTTCTCACCAGCACCAAAGCTTAGTTTTTCAAGTAGGTAGGTAGTAGTGTAACGAGGGTAAAGCTCGATTACTTTTTTTGCAATCTCTGGGTACTTTAATAAGTTAGCCGTAAGAGAATTGTCTGCTGTGTTGTAAGCTGCATCATATTTTGCGCTATAAACTTTCATAAATTCTAAATTTTAATAATTAAATAATTGTTTTTATAAACCTTATATAATTACTAACCTATAAACTTGTTTGGGTCGAAACCCTTTTTAACAGGCTCAAAGCTTTTGGTAGAACGTCCACCTCTACTAGGTGATGTAATACCGTCAAGAACTTTAGATTTTCCTAGCTCAACGCCTTGCGTACGAACCATCTTGAAAATCTTATCCTTGTTTTGCCATAGAAAAGCGGCCTCCGCAACATTGGCATGAGACTCAAAAATATCTTGGGCAAAATTACCTTTGGTTATATAACTATATAGTCGTTTCTTTTCTTTCTGGGAAACCTTTCCTCCAAAAAACTCTTCTTTTTGTTTAATAAAACTCTGAAGGTCTTTTCTAGATTTAACGGAAGCTTCCTCTTTTTGCTTTTCTCCTTGCTGTTTTTCTGTTCTAAGTCTATCCTTTTCATTGTGGATATGCTTATTAAGTTGTTGACGGATTAAAGTAGCTTCTCTTTTAAGTAGCCCTGCGTCTGTCAACCTATCTACGGTGTCTTCTATTGCCTCATCTTCGTATTTAGATGCTCTCATATCAGCGACAACTAAATCTTTGTCTGATAGCTCTAAATAAGAATTAAGGTTTTCTATAACCTCGTTCTCTTTTACTTGTGGTTTTAAAGCTTGCTTAACTTTACTTAAGAACTCTTCTTTACTACCAGCTTCAATTCCTGCTTCTTTGCTTAACTCGCTCCAATCAAGTTCAGGTGCAGCAACTGCTTCTACCTCTTCAGATTCATCCCAGTCAGATTCTTCTTCTGCTTCTGTTTTTTCAGAAACTACTTCTTCTTCCACTTCAGATACAGGCTCTTGTGTTTCCACATTATCCCAAGAAAAATCATCAGATTCTTCAACTTCCTGAGCTTCAGCTACTTCCGTAGTTTCAACATTATCAGTCACTTCTTCTGTCACTTCTTCAGTTGCTTCTACTTGCGTAGCTTGCTCTCCTAAAAAAGAACTAGGGTCAAAACCTTGCGTGGTTTCTTGTGTAGACGATACTGCGTCTTCAATTAATTTGCTTTCTTCTGCCATTTTGTTTTGCTTTTAACTGTTTACAAATATATTACTTTTTTTCTATTGTTTTTCTGGACT